GTTTGAAGATGACTGATCTGAACCAAAGTCAACATATCCAATTAGTGGACGAGTTGCGTTAGTTGCAGGTGAGGCATCGTAGATGACTGCATAACGAGCAGTAATTGTTGAAGAAGACCAAGTTGTATCATCAGCATCAAGTGTGATTACATTTGTTGCAGAGTTGTATGTATTGGTCTTGTTAGCAAGAGTGTTTCCACCTGCTGTGTATCCTGTACCAGTAACTTCGTTTGTAACAACATCATCTAGATAGTTGTGTGCATCCTGGTCTGGTGTGTAGGAGTTTGTGAGAAGAGCCACCTTGATTGTGTCTGTATCCCAGTCAATTTCCTTATTTAGTGCTTGTGATAGGAACTGTCCGTATAGTTTTGATGGCATATGGATTACGCTCCTGTCTTCTCAACGATTGCGAATGCGTCTGCATCTGCAACTGCGAATCCACGACGAACACGAGTCTTCAAGACTACGCCATCACGAGCGAATTCTGCATCACGAGAAACAACTGATTCTACTCCACCACGGACACCATTGATAAGCATCTGACGGTTACCTACGATAAGAAGTGGGTTACCTGTTGGTGTATCTGTTGCTGCTTCTGAAACTGCTGCACCGTATGAAACTACCAATGGATAACCAAATAGGCTTCCTGGTGTTCCTGCTAGTGGATCTGGTAGAACTAGGTCAGAGTTACCCTTGACCATTCCACGAATTTCCTTAAGCATCTTTGGGTGAGCCATCCATACTGTGTTTGCAGCAGCAAATTTTGTTGAATCTTCAACAATACCAAGTGCATTGTTTAGATCATCGTATGACATTGCTCCACCAGTCTGGATACGATTTGTGTTCCAGTCAATTGCTGAGTAAAGTGATAGATAAGGAACAGCATCTGTACCATCTACAACTCCTGAGACTCCAAGTGTTGCGTTGTCAAACTTACGAGCAAAGCGTGAAGCCCACTCGCTCTTGTAAACTGAAAGTGTGTCAACGAGTGAATCGTTTACATCTTCTTCTGAAATGTGCATCAATTGTGCATACTTCTTTGCTGTCAATACTACTTCGTCAAGAGTTGGGTTTGATGCTGGAATCTCATCGCCTTCAGCGACTACTTCTGGTGCATCTCCAACAAAACGAGGTACTGACTTTGTACGGGAAGCCATTGCTTCACGACGGGCGAAACGCTCTACAGCAGAGTTCGCAATAAGGTCCTGGATTACAGTTGACCCTTGCTCTTCTAGGATGTAGCCGTTTGCCTCTGTTAGGTCTGTGCGACTAATTGTCATTTTTATCTCCTTTTAAGATAGGTTATTTTTATTAAGTTGTAAGTTTTGAATTGTCTAATTCATCCTATGAGCAAAGGTAATCGTCCAATCACCTAGCATAGGTCTATTATAGCATTTAATTGCTATAATTTTCCTAATATTTTAGCAGCTTGCAACTGAGTTGCACTATATTGAGTGCTAACACTTGCTTTTACTGCTGTATCTGCTTGACCACCAACACGAAGTTTAGCATCAAAGATTTCTGGCAAATCTTCTCTTAGTTGAGAAAATTGTTCGTCAAATCCTTTAACTTCAAGGTTTTCATCAAACTCTAACTTTGTCAAGTCCATAAATTTAAGAAGCCTTCTTCCATCCTTCATGCCTTGTTCAGAAATCTTTTGCAAAACTTTTTCATGTAAAAGTCTTCCACTAAACTCTGCTATCTTCTGGTCTCTGCTATTTAAGTCAATTTCAAGTTTTTCTTTCTCTTCCCTGAACTTTTTAGCATCAGTTTTAGCACGATCAAGAGCAGCAAGTACTGCTTTTGGATCATCAATAGTTACTTCTGGTGCTACATCTGTTGTTTCGTTAGTTTCCAATTTCGCCTCCCGTGGCTTCCATCATTACATTGTTGGTGTTTGTGTTTTGAGATAAACTAGTTAGTGATTCTTCAACTGCTGCTATTTCTTTTGCAACTTCTAAATCATAACCCATTTCAACAAGAACTTGCTCAAGAGATACACCTACAACTCTTTTCTTAACAGCAACTTCCCAAGCATCAATGCTATCCATGCTCTCAATGTCTTTCCATCTGATTTGAACATTTGGTTCTGTGGAGTTTTCCATTTTTAGAATAAATCTAAACATATCAGTCCAAGTTGAGCCAAAAGTAATCTGACGATCTTTTACTTTAGCAATAAGTGGTGCTTCTGCAGTTCTAAGTGATTCTCCAGAAGGAACGCTTCCAGTCTTCTCAAAGTAGTGAAGTGGAGTATTTGTAATAGAAGCCATTGCACGAACAAAGTCTTTGATTGGTTCTGTAAATACTTTGTGATCTGCTGGAGCAAATTCTCCAACCTTATCAATACCCTTTAGATACCAAAGTTCTCCTGGGCCATTCTTCAATGATTTTAAGTTTTCTGTATCTGTTGCTGTTTCATCAAAATCTTCAAATTCTGAAGAGTTTCCTGAACCACCAAGAGCATAACGCTGTGGTGCTCCTTGATAATCAACAGTAATCATGTGAGTTGACATCATCTTGTTGATTGCATCTTGTGGACCATAAGCATCAGTGTGCTCTGGTCTTCCGTATTGCTTAGATGTACGGAAATGGAATGCTGGAACTTCTCCCCATGGGTTTTCTACTACAGAAACTGGTAAGAAGCCATTAGAAGAAACAATATTGATAACTTCCCCTGGCATTATATATTTTTCAATACGATCTGCGTAATACATGTTTAGATGTGATGTTTTCTTTGTGTGATCCATAGGATCCTCTGATTGCCACAATTTTGCAGCAAATCTTTTAATGCGAGGATTCTCATCATCATAGATCATTACAGTTGTTAATGGTGAATTGTAGTCAACAGTAACATTTCCATCTACATCTGTCCAAACAATTGCGTAGCAATCGCCATAAACTAATGCACGGCGGTGAATTTCATCTGCATCAATCTGCAAATCATTCATTCTCCAGATATCATTAATCTTGTTGTT